TTTTAAACGGACAGAAAGACAGTCTTGGACCGATTAAGGGACAAGACCGCCAGATTCCGCATAAAATATAAATTTCTTCGAAATGACTGTATCAATTTCGGAGACCTTAAAGCAAAGCCATTTTAAGGCTTTAAGCTAGCACAAAAGTGCCTGCCTATCGTTCGATATGGCAACGAAATCATCTCCTACATGAGATGATATCTTATTACCCGTCAATTCGACGCAGTACTACTGGCTTATCGCTAGTAGAATCTTAGTCATGGGATCACCCATGAACCAACCGTTTCTTTTGAAAACGTACTTGTAGATCCCTTTTGGGGTCTCGCTGTCCCTATAAAGGACAACTCTACGAGAACAGAACATTCTCTTTGCTAGGTATACTATACCTATAGGTGTACCTTTTGGTAACCTATGAATTATACGATTAAATATAATTCTAGCCAACTTTAGATTTCCAAAGTCGGTAGCCTCTTCCAAGTCGGTAGAGAGACCCCAAACTTATTTAGTAAGATCGAGCTCACCAAAGCTTGGGTTGTTAGGATTTAGATTATCCATGAGGAAATTCCACATGTGATCAGATTCTTATAAACCTGAACGAGATTGAGACGTGATAAAACATCCCTTTAAGAGGTGTGAAACAAATTAAAGAACAACACCATATTAAAATGTAGGCACGGTTATTGTCCTTGCCTTGGATTGTTCGCGTATAACTTCAACGCGGACCATACCAGATGCTTCTGGTTAACGGAGGCACATATCAATGCACCAGTTAAGAACGTCCTCTGATGTTCTTATAGGTTACTTACGGACAGTCTAGTACGTAAGACACGGATGGTTCCAGTTGTACTTGCGTGTAATTGCGTGTTTAGCGCAAATATGTGCAAGGAAACCGGTACCACCGCCCTCTTTTACAGTCGAGTTAAGCACGGCTGTAGGTCCTGTAGATACTTTACAGGCTTTCAAGTTAGGCTACGAGGCCTTACTAACAACCCTATCTAGGATAGGGAGTATAACCTTAGGTTCCTAAGGCTACTACTAAATAGTAGTTAAAAACTTCTATAGTGATGCAGAAGCCATCACCGTATCAGCCTTTCCACAGGCTCTTGACTGTGTGTATAACAACACATCAGAATATTTCTTAATCCTTTATCTATAGATACTATAGATTTGTTATAAATGAATTGAGTTATCGATGGCCGATAATCTGTCTGGAAGAATCTAATCTTCCATAAATTTCTTTCTAATTGTTTTTCTCAATTTCTTGAGTTACTTCTAGAACTAAGAATAGTTTCTAGCACACATTTCTAACACAATTCTGTGTATTTTGTCTATAGGTCC